GTAACAAATATAAATTAAATGCACATATATGTAGAAAGAAACGTGCATTATTTGAGTATAAAAATAAATTTGTAAATAATGTAAATGAAAACACAAATAAAAATAGAGTAAAAATAGAACATATGTTCGCAACATTAAAGCAAAATAAATCAATTACGATGAATTATTCAAAAAAAATCAATATATTTTATAATTTAATATATTTATCATTTATCTTATTACATATATGCCGTTAATATGCAATAATATACACTGTAATAAATAAACTATATTACATTTGCGCTTAATTTGTACGATAAAAAATAGTATCTCAACATAATATACATTTATAATCATATATGTTTATATGTTATTCACATAACATATAAACGAATTATTTACTGAGTTGTCACAACGTCGGAACATCGCTTGATTTTTGACGTGACCTGGAAAATGTTCGAAATAAATGTGCTAGGTTCGTCAACCGTACCGTGCGGTTGATTAATTTGTTCCATCAAGTAGCTTTTACAGCCTGGGTTGAATGATGAGACAACTTGATGCATAGTATACATACCAACCATATGTACCATATGTTGCACTATGGCGCGCATGTAAGAATAATTTACATATCCCTGGTCAGATAAGTATATCTTATCGCCGGGCGGTACAGTAAACCATATCCGGTTGTGTATATTTAGTATCACCGATAATATACCAATTATGATGTAACCAACCGCGTCATCGCCGGCAACGAGCCACATTTCACATAATATATCAAATATATGTGCGTTTCTTCTAGAAAACTTTCTTTTGGCATGTTGTTTTAACAATCGTACGATATCGTATTTGTTTACAACCAACATGCCATTCTGATCGCGACATAAAATCGTTAAGCCGGTTGAATACTGTTGTTCGCATGACGCTACGTCGCGGATATGACCATGTTCAACAACGCAACCGTTGTCATATGTGGCACGTCTATGTCCTGTGAACATATGTGTAACAGACAAACCTATACGTGCCTTCAACGAAATACCCGCGTAACCAACCATAAACTTTTCTTCGTCGGCGGTTGATGAACCAAGCTGGCTCAACTCGATCGGAGAAACTTTCGGAAATACCCTCCTCATGTACCTACCTGGGTTCAGTGGGCGCGACTGAAATTCGCGGACAAACTTACGTGCGGCTAGTTGATCATAGTATCTTAACAATAACGGGAATTTGCGCATCGTGTCGAGTATGTAGGGCATAATGCGAATACAATCAGTATTGCTGTTGTCAAATCCAATAAAGCGAGTATTGTCAAGTATTTCGTTGTCAATATGAAGTCCGTCCGCAAAAAGGGGACTTAATATTCCAGCAATCATGGCCAATAACGAACACTTACATATCACATCAATTGGCGAAGTGTCACGCATGATATTTCGAATATCTTCAACAATCCACAATCGGTCTGACAAGCCATGTTCTTGCATCAATTTCTTCACAACCCGCATATCGTCCTCGAATACATCCACCAACGTATTGTCTCCCGACCGTATGCATAACCTCGGGCCGGATGTACCTTTCAATACGTGTTTGGTATTTTTGAAAATGTCGGTTAATACAGCACATGACCTATCTTGTAAGTGCATATCGCCTGGCACTTTAATATAGTGAGTTAACTCAAAACCACATACAGGTGGTATTTTCAAGGGTCCGAGTAATCCGATACACAGGCGCACGACCGGATCGAACGTACCATGCGTTACTGTTGAAACAGTGTCAAATACGACATCTTCGCAATAAGCGTTACCAGAGACCGTAGTACCATCAACAACCCGATCAGGTTGGGGCTCCTCCACAAGAGCAGGTTGGGGCTCCTCCACAAGATCAGTTGGTGGATCATCCACCATAGCAGTTGGTTGCTCTGGAAGTGTATGTACCGTATCTGGTATTGTCAGGCCGTACACACTACCTTCAATAGTGCCGCCGAAAATTATCGGAATAACTTCGGACAGAACGTATTCTGACTTAGACTGACCAGCAAATAACTGTCTAAATGCACCATAATTAATCGACGCTAACATATCACACACTTCCAAGTGATTTCGTTTAGCTATATCGAACATAGCTGTTAGTGTTGCCTCGCTGTACTCATTCATCTCGATACGGTAATTTTGGAAATCGACATTATGTATCATAATGGGTAATGTAATAGATGACACGTACGATATTATAGCAACCATAATTCCAAAGCGTTTCTCGGCGCGGTTTAGTGGATCCAACGTACTCATCTCGTGCGTCAAACGCAATACCATTTCAGCAATATAGTTGAACTCGTCATTACTCCCTGTGTGTACGCATTCTAAGTACGCAAGCAACAACTCGCCGACAAGTGGATAAGTGGCGATTATATCATCGTCGCGGAAACATATATAGATGCCGCATTGTCCGTGGCAACAGCTCGCGAAAGTAAACGGATCACCTAACGCGATACGTTTCACCCACGTATCTCTTGAAACAACACCACCACTATCACATCCTTGATCGGCCATGCCGAGTGGTAAATTTGAATTCGTTAAAATGAATTAATTTAATTATATGCATAATCAATACAGTTCAGTTGTTCAATTTTTTCGAACAACCGAAAATAAATTAAATCATTATGTAACGTAAATACATTACATAATTCAAGCCGTACTAATTATCAAATAGTTCATATATAAAAAATAGTAGCAATATTATCAACATTATTTCAAATACGAATTGATGATCATTATTATATTCTAATTTTAATATATTTTTGCATTTATTGCACCCGCATATGCGTTTATATAATGATTCTTGACGGGGATTACCTTCTGACATGTATTTTATAAAACCATCGACTGTTTTTTTGTGATCATGATATCGCATATATGGTTGCATTGGTATGCTTGATTTAGGTGATACATCAACATTTGTATGTGGAGTTACATGATCGCTTATATTTGGTTGTTCATGTGTATATTTATCAGTATTGTCAGTGGTGTTAAAAGATGTTTCAAATGCTTCGTTTATATTGCAATACATATGGATATTGAATTAGTATATATATACTGCACATTACTATAACTCACAAAATATTATGAAAATTTGTGCGTGGGATGTTGGTATTAAGAATTTGGCATATTGTATACTTAATTATAATAGCGACGAAGATAGTTTAAAAATAGTTGATTGGAATGTTATAAATATAATAGACAACACAAATACATGTTCATATTGTTCAAAAGATGCAAAATACTATTGCAAAGAAACAAACTATTGCACTAAACATAAATCAAAATACATAAGTATAAATAATAGTGATATCGATGTAGAATTTATAAAAATAAGTAAGGATTGCGATATCATTAATATTCCTAAAGAATGCGGTTATACTAATAATAAATTATGTACAAAAAAGCCAAAATATATTCATAATATTAATTCAAATGCATATTGTGAGCAACATAAAAAAATAACTATAAATCAAATAGCAAAGCTCAATGCATTATGTACATATAATGCAAAAAAATGCAAACAGTCAAGTAAATTTGATTTATGTACAAATATGTTTAAAAAATTGGATAGTATGTACGATATATTAACAGTTGATAGCGTTGTAATAGAAAACCAACCATCGCTTAAAAATCCACTAATGAAAACAATATCATCATTTCTATATAGTTACTTTATTATGAGAGGATATATTGATGGAAACATTAAAAATGTTTCATTTATATCACCAAGTGTAAAAATGAACATCAAAGACGCGTCTATATTAAAGTATAATATAGATAATAACATTAAATCTGGTAAAAAAGATTATAAGCAAACTAAGCAACTTGCTATAAAATATACAAACATACTTCTTGATAAATATAAATTAAGCGATGATATATTGAAGTTGAACCGCAAAAAAGATGATTTATGCGATGCTTTTTTACTTGCATATGTAAGCATTATTTAGTACCACACGATCCATATCCACAACCATAATTAGACGGTTTTTTAGTTGGTAGTGCTAAATAAGGATCAACTAGTTTTTGTTTACGAGGTATATAGTTGTCTTTTGCTTCTAATTGAGTGTTAACCGCAAAATTCCAAAATAGATTTTGTTGTGGATTTTTGGGCAAATCTATAAATCGATCTACAAGCACGTCTTTCGATGTTACGGGCGGCATTTCAAATCTACTTTGGATTGGTATATATTGATCTGGGCATAAGTTTTGAGGGTTATCTTTCTTTAGTTTGGACATATCATATGTATTCATTTCACCCATTCTAGAATTAGACGCAACCATATTGCGATTCGTTAATACTGTTTCAGTGTCAATAAGATTAGGAAAATTATTGTTCAACAAAAATCCAGTCGACTTTAGTGTTGTTTTTTGTGGAATACATACGTTGCAGTTTACGTTTGCATTAATATCCATGTTATACATAAGCGGGGCAGTGCTTTCTTGGACGCGATCGCTATATGTGTCTGGATCATATGATAGCCTATTTGAACTTCCTATATTCATTATTATGTAATAGTATTTATATTATAATCGTATAAAATTATTTGTAAAGAGTGCAATAGTTTACAAAAACTATTAAACTCGACTATATGACAAATTATCGACGTACTAGTAAATCGGATACATCAACTTTGTTTTTAGCTGCGTTTTTTTTTATTCGTTTACATTTATCTTGTGAACTATTGTTTACATTGGTTTGATTATTTATACTAGACGATACTTTACTATATTCTTCGATATTGTATGGTATATAACAAAGCCTATTATATATCACGTTGTATGTTGAGTCATTCATTATAAAATCATCACGATACTCTTTAATCATTTTAATTCCACCAAATCGTTTTAGTATTTCTTTATGCGGTGCTATTGTTATGTGTACATCATCACCATATACGTCTGAATACATCTGTTTAATTAGTGCATGTCGATTCCATACATTATAATCGCTAAAATTATTTATATTATATGCCATCATACAATTGTAGCTACAAAAATATCCAAATACATGATATTTGTTATCAATATATTCTAATGGCAAATGACATGGTATACCTGTGTCTATATGATGGCAACACCACCAACAATCTGTATCGATATCTTTAGAAATATTTATCTTAACTACGTTATAATTAATTCGCATTGGATCTGATTTATTAGAATATGCGTTACTGAGCTTATTTTTTAGATTTTGAATAACTTTGTCTTTCTGTGCAATTATACCAACCAATTTTTCGTTCGATTTATCTGGTTTTTTATGTCGACCATCGATTATATTGTTTACATCAGATGTAGAAATTGGCAATGACAATATTAGTACATCGGATTCTTTTTTTTCAGATGTATTATTGATCATATTTTTTTTACTAACCCGCCCTCTTTTTTTAACAACTGTATTTGGCTCTTCGGATATTCTAAATTTATTGAATCGTAACAAATTATTAACATTATCACAATGACAGCCTGTGTTATATGCCATTATATAATATTGTTAAATGCATTTATTTATGCAGTATATATTTTTTTCAAATTTTTTTGGCTTACGATCTTAACATTTTTTCTTGTTGTCTGCGAAACTTCCTTGAATTAAGTTGCTGTGGATTATTATTTATCTGTCTTTCCATATTTTTCAATAAAGGACCCAAATTCTTTTCACTTATACCACACGATTTGCACATGTTATTAAATAATTTGCTAACATCATTGTCCTTAAATGCATTTTTTAGAGCATTTTCGCTTATTTGATCTGGTTTATTATTAACAGTTTCGTCGAGCATTGGTTGGTCACTTGCAACTAGTTGTATCGACTCATTTATGATGTCAGTTTTCTTCTTTTTATTCTTGTGCTTTTTTTTTTTACGTTTTTCTTCTTGTGGCTCTTCTTTTGGCTCTTCTTTTGGCTCTTCTTTTGGCTTTTCTTTTTTCTC